AGATGGCAGCAGAAGCCAGCAAAGCCGTTCCTGATATGATCAAACAAGGAGGCCAACAGTGAGTACCGAAGATACAACTGTAGTAGAAGGAACAGCAAGTACACCTAGTTCAGAGGGTGTAACTCCCGCAACTACTGAGGGTGTAACCAATGCAACAGAAGAGAGCACGAGCACCACGGAAACGACAGAAGGAACAGGCGTCACGGAGGCGACAGACACAGAAGCAACAAGTGAAGAGTCCAAGCAGACTTCCACTGATGATTCTGGAGAAGCAGACTTCTATTTCAATGGACAACAAGTTCAAGTAGAGGTCCCTGAAGACCTGAAGGGTAACCTTGATGCTGCCGGTGTTAACGTAGACTCCGTTCTTAAAGAGCTTTACGGTAAAGACAGTGACTTCACTTTGTCTGATGATACAAGAGCGCCCTTGGATGAGAAATACGGCAAGGTAGTTGTAGACACCTTTCTTAATGCAATGAAGAGCCAGAACGAAGGCATCCTTAAAGGAGCAACTGAAGCTCAGAACGCTGCAAGTGAAGCAGATAAACAAGCTGTTGAGTGGAGCAACGAAGTTGTTGGAGGCGAAGAAAACTGGAACTCCCTTGAGTCATGGGCAACAGAAAACCTAGATGAGGGAGAGATTACTTCTTTCAATAAGGCTATGTCCAGTGGTGACAAGTGGATGCAAGAGCTTGCTATCAAAGCTTTGAACGGAAAGATGCAATCAGCAGAAGGCGACACAACAGTAAACCTAGTATCTGGTGACAGTGCTAGTGACACTGGTTCTGGTTCTGGATTGTCGGGTCAAGACTATATCAATGAAATGACAAGTTCTGCTTTCCGTGCCTTGAAAGGCCATGAGAAAGTCAACGCACAGAAACAACTCGACGCCAGACGTAGGACGGGAATGAAGCGAGGGCTTTAACCCGGACTATAGAAGGAAAGGCGTTTTTAAAATAATTTAGGAGGTACAAAATTGTCTACTACTAATAATGTTACCAACCCGGCAGTATCCGCTTCAGGTGAAGTAGATACGCTACTGGTTGAGAAGTTCACAGGTAAAGTAAAAGAAGCGTACATTCGTCAAGAAAACCTATTGCGTTTCTTTGATGTACAAATGGTCGTTGGCACCAACATGGTTTCTGAGAAATTCATGGGTGATACCCAACTGCAAATCCTCTCTCCCGGTCAAGACCCGGAAGCTACCACTACTGAGCAAGACAAGAACGCTCTGGTAGTTGACACTACTGTAATCTCTCGTAACGCCGTTGCTATGTTTCACGACATCCAGAACGACATCGAAGGCTACAACTCTAAGCTGTCCATGAACCAAGCGAAGCAACTTGCTCGTCTGGAAGATGAGATGGTTGTACAGCAGTTGATCTATTCTGCACAGAGCAACACCCTTGCCGAGCGTACTACTGCTCGTGTATCAGGTCACGGCTTCTCTTACCAGATTAGCATTTCCTCAGATCAGGCGGGTGATCCCGAGAACCTGCAAGCTGCAATCGAACTGGCTATCGAGAACATGATGACTGGTAAAGATGGTGGTGATGGTGTGGATCTGGATGATATGTATATCATGGTTCCTTGGATCGAGTTCAACGTACTACGTGATGCCGAGCGCATTGTAAACTCAGACTACAGCACCTTCCAAGGTGATACTGTATCCGGCTTTACTCTGAAGAGCTACAACGTACCTGTCATTCCATCCAACCGTTTCCCGCGAGTTGCGCCGAACGGCAACGATGTAGTGAGCCGTACTGGTCAGTTGAGCAACGCAACAAACGGCCAGCGTTACACCGCTAGTCTGGATCAGGCTAAGTCCAAAGCTATCGTGTTCAAGCCTGAAGCTCTGCTTACTGGTAAGACCATTGATATGACTGGTGACATCTTTTGGGATCGTCGTTCTAAGTCATGGTTCGTTGACACCTACCAAGCAGAGGGCGCAATCCCTTCCGCATGGGATGCTGTCTCCGTAGTTGACGTAGTTGGTAACACCGAAAACACTGATGTTACTGCACGGGCTAACCGTAAAATCGTCAAGACTCAGACTGTAACATAAGAGTCTAGCAATCAAGCCTCGTCCCTAATGGGGCGGGGCTATTTTGTTTAGGAGGAATAATGGAACTACTTAATACAGAACTTGATGCAGTGAACCTATGCCTTGCTGGGATTGGTAGAGAGCCTGTCTCAAGCCTAGAGACTGCCGACCTAGACTCTGCTATGGCAAGAGCTGTTATCCAGCAGTCAAGTCTTGATCTCCAAGTAAATGCTGGTAGAGGCTGGTGGTTTAATACCGAAAGAAACTGGCACCTGCAACCTAATGCCCTCGGAGCAATAGCACTACCTAATAACACACTTAGTATTGTAGAAGCAAGAGCGACATTCTATGACAGAGGTGAGAGACTTACCGTAAGAGGGAACAAGGTGTACGATACAGATGCTCACACTTTTGACTTAAGAGACATTGTTAACAGAGATGGTACAATTACCTTCTCTCTTATCCTTGCTCTGGAGTACGGAGAATTACCACAAACGGCTAGGTCTGCTATCGCTTGGAAATCCCGTAGGGTATTCGCTGATGATGTTGTTGGTGATCAGGTTCAGCACCAGATCAATATGCGTGGAGAGAACAGAGCATTTGCAGCCCTTGAGGCTGAGCACCACAGAACAGCTAGGAAGAACTACCTTAGAGATAACGCACAGATCCGCAGCGGGGTAAGCCTCATAGGTGGCAACAACAATATGTACCAATAGGAGGAACAGATGGCTCTAACAACGAGTGCATGGGCTAGGCCCATTCAAGGTGTTTCACAGCAACCACCTAAGATAAGGCTGGAAGGACAAGCTAGTATTCAAGAGAACGCTATAAGCTCTGTAGTAACTGGTTTGAGAAAACGTCCGGGAACTGTAAGGATAGGAACTCTTACTGCGAAACTTCCAGAGAGTACAGCGTATCATTACTACAATAGAGGCACAGGAGAAGAGTACATAGTAGCTATTCCACCTAACAGCCTTCCCCGTGTATTCGACATCTCTGGTGATGAGCTAGTAGTGGAGAACAACCTTCTTTCTACAGGGTACATCTTCAACTCAAACCCTCTTGATTTTATGCGATTCTCTACTATCAGTGACTTCACCTTTATAGTTAACAAGACTGTAGTTCCTTTGGCAGATTCTGAGCTGACACCAGCACTGGATAATCAGGCTATAATAAATGTTCAGTTTGCTGACTATGGTAGGACGTATTCTATTAGCCTTAATGGTACAACTATCTCGTCTTATACAACACCAGATGGTAGTGAACCTGAAGATATAAATGATGTAGATACTTCTGTTGTAGCTGAGAGGCTATATAACAACTATGGAGATCCTAGTGTTGACAGAATATATACTCAACAGTTTACTGATGCGACTTCGAGCACTCCTGATAATACTATTTTCCTAAATGGAAAAACTTATGAGGCTGTATACATATCGGTTAATCAGGGAACCCCAGTAGACCAGGAGTTTGTTGATGAGTTCCAGTATTACGAAGCAACAGATAGCACCAACCTAGGAGAGATTGTTGGATACGAGTTTACTCTTGAAGGTAACACTATCCTAGTAAGAAAGACTGACAGCACAGACTTTGATATATCAACTACAGACGGTGCAGATGGCAGAGATCTCTTTGTTGTAAAGAACTTGGTTAAGCAAGTAACTGATCTACCTGTCTACGCACCTGTTGGCTATCGGGTGGAAGTAGTTGGGCAGGGAAACAACAGCGATGATAACTACTGGCTTCTATCGGTAGAGACCTCTGGATCTACTGTAAGGTGGGTGGAGACACAAGGCCCTGAGCAGAGTGTAGGTCTGGATGTATTGACTATGCCTGTTGTTCTTATAAGAGATAGGTTTGAGGCGGGTAAGGCTGTCTTTATTATAAAGGAAGGGCCTTGGGAAGAGAGAAGTTTTGGGACAGAGGAGAGTAACCCGATGCCATCCTTTGTACAAGATGGTGTTCCCCTGACTAGCATAGGCACATTACAAAACAGGTTGTCATTGACAGCAGGAGAGTCTGTTATATATAGCCGAAGCAATCAGTTCTTTGATTTCTTTAGGAGCACAGTAAGGACTGCGCTAGATACAGATCCTATTGATGTGTACGCAGATACCAATAAGGTTAACTTCCTTGAGAACTCTGCTATCCTAGATGGTGACAGGGTATTCTTCAGTAGAAACGGACAGTTCTTGCAGAGCGGAAGAGAGCCTATCACTAAGAGCAACGCAACTTTGCAGTTCGCTAGTACCTTTGAGAATATTGCTGATTGTCCACCTGTTGCCTCAGGCGATGTTATCTTCTTTGCTTTTGCTTACGGAAGATTCTCTGGTATCCGGGAGTTCTATACTGACAGCTTCACAGATACAAAGAGAGCTAGACCAGTAACAGACCACGTAGATGAATACATTATGGGTAGAGCAAGGCAACTAGCTACCAGCACAAACAAGAACCAGCTTCTTGTATTAGCTGAAGACCCTAGTGAAGTCTATGTGTACAACTGGTTGTGGCAAGGTGAGGATAGAGTTCAGTCCTCATGGAGTAAGTGGATCTTCGAGGGTGAGGTACAGTACATAGCTTACGACAATGATACTATCTACATCCTCATAAACCGAGAGGGTAACCTTGAGCTTGAGCGTATCGAAACAGGAGACCCCGATGATAATGGGCTTTCATTCTCTGCTAGGCTAGACAGGAGGTTTCAAGCAACAGCCGTTAAGGCCAATGGGCAGTGGGATGTTGAGATACCCTATGGTTATGCTGGTGAAGAGTTAGCTCTTGTTCGAGGGGATGGCTGCTTTGATTCTGGTGTAACAATTACATTCAGTAGGACAGGACAGCAAGTATCTATAGAAGAGAACATAGCGCCAGATGACGTGTCTGAAGTTTCTATCATTGGTGGAATAAGATACAAGATGGTATACCAACCAACTATGCCTTTCATCAAAGATAGAGCTGGCAAGGTTATAGATACAGATAGGCTTATTATAAATGATGTCAATATCAACTATGATAAGACAGGACTAACCCAAGTTGTTGTTGAAAATGAGTGGGGAGTCACAAGAAATTACGAGTTCAATAGCAGGGTTATTGGTGGATTCAGTAATATCATTGGCTTTGCGCCTATCCTTCCGGGTAAGTACAGCTTTCCTATCAGGCAAGAATCAGAGAAGATAACATTCAAACTAATCACGGACAGCCACATACCTTTCCAGCTAAGAGATATGGAGTGGAGGGGTAGGTTCACACAAAGGGGACGCCGTGTATGATTTTAACTAGGAGGAAAGCATGGCTATAGCAGCAGCAGGTGCTTGGGTAGCGGCTAACGCCGGGGCGATAGCAGCAGTCACGGCTGCTGGCTCTGCTATGATGCAGGGTATACAGGCCCGGAACGCCGCGCAAGCAGCAGAAACACAGAGGAAGCAGAAGAACGCAGCCGCTTTGAACTCTATGCAAGACCAGTACAGTCAGTTGTCAGGAGCAGAAAAAGACTCTAGGCAACGAGCTGTTGAGGAGTCTATGGCTAATCAAAGAGAGTACGCATCTAGGCGTTCTAAGATTAGTCTGATGGCAGCAGCCTCAGGCACCAGTGGTCTCAGCGTAGACAGTATGGTTCGTGACCTCAGGCAACAACGAGGTCGTAATATGAACACCATCATAACCAATCAAGATATTGAACTCCAAGGTTTCAGGAACCAAGCTGAGCAGATCAGGGTAGGTACAGCAGCGAGAACTGACAACAGGAAGATTCAACGTCCAAGCTGGGCAGAGGTAGGACTACAAACAGGTATAGCTGGTGTACAGGGATTCGCGGCAGGCAAGGACATACAAGAAAGCCTAGGTTACGGTGGTGATCCGGCTGCAACAGTGAAAGGAGGTACGTAATGGCTAATGGTCAAATATCAAGAGAGGCTATCGAGTCTCTTCCAAGGAACCAGCGGAGAGCACAACCGTCTACAACTGTAGACACTTTTGTTGAACCACAAGCTGCCCTTAATCAACCCACTAAATCAGCTAGGGTAGTTTCTGGACTGATGGCATTTTCTGGACAGGCTATTGATTCTTCAGTTCGCAGTGAGAAAGCTAAGATAGATCTTGATAAGGTGACACAGCAGCAGAGAGCACTTCAGGGGCTAGACCCTACAGATGATGCTACCAACGCTGGCATACGCTCCTATCAAGTTATCAACATGCGTGATCAGGTTCTTGAAACAAACTCTGAGCTTGCTAAGACTGTTCAGGAAAACCCCGGCATGACTGATGATGAGTACGCGGTAGCTACACGAGATGCTTACTCTGGTTTAATCAGTCAGTACCAACCAGATGATCAGTTGTCCAAGGCTCTTAGTAATAGACTGCAAGAGTCTCAGGTTCAGCTACACCAGATAAGAACAGCAGCTCAGAAAGGACATCAAGCTTGGCTTAGGACAGATGCCTTAGGCTCCAGCATTGAAGAGTACCGTGAAGCTGCTGGTAGTATTGAAGAGCTTTCACAGACTATCGGTGAAGATGGTAGCTTGTCTGCTGAGGCCGATGCCTTGGGAGTTACCCCTGAGGAGTTCAGGAATACTATCGTCAATGCAGCGAAGAGAGATGCTGAGGTTGGTGATGGCAGGATCTTGTCTGCTATAGAGGGACAAGAGTGGGCTTCCAGTGACCCTAGGGTGGCTCAAGCCAGAGAGATCTACAAGAGAAAAGAAGCTCAGAAGAATGCTGTTAAGATTGGTAGCATACGTGGTGATATTGAGATGTCATGGAAAACAAGGCAGGCAAGCTGGGAACAAACGGAAGCTGCCTTGGACAACCTTAACGAAAGGTATCCCGGTTCTGTATCTGCTGCAATGGTATCCTCTCTCAAGCAACAGCAGGCTAGTATTGCTGCTGGCGAAGAGAAGAACACTCAAGTTCAGGTAGACATCATGCGCAACGTAACTGATGGAGACTCTATGCCTGTTGGTCTTAGGCCAGACCTGACTAACAAAGAGGTAAGAGATGGAGTAGTTGGGGTATCTCAAGGTGTAGATGAGTACACAGCTCAGCTAGTAGAGACAGGTGAGCTAGATCAAACTGAAGCTTACGGGTACGCAGTTGAGAGAAAGCTTGAGATAAGCAGAGCTTCTGGTGTAGAGATTCCAGAGTTTAAAAGGATCTTTTCTTCTTTATCCTCCCTCGACCCTGCCGACTTTCAAAATGAGGATGGTGTACCTGATTGGGCTAACCAAGCACTCAAGACATTGCCTAAGCTGAATGAGTCTGACATCGAATTATA